GTTGAGGCTTTATTTGCTGACGAAGAAGGTCTAACAGAAGAGTTTAAAACAAAGGCTGGTCAAATATTTGAAGCAGTCGTTGTTGCTAAGGTAAATTCAATCGTAGAAGGAATTGAAAATGAACTTCGCGAAGAAAATGCTACGGCACAAGAAAAATTCAAAGAGGAGATGGTTGAGAAAATCGATGGTTATCTTAACTATGTCGCTGAGAACTGGATGAAGGAGAACGAATTAGCTATTGAGAACGGTTTAAGAAATGAAATTTCTGAAGACTTTATCAGTGGTATGAAAACTCTTTTTGAAGAGCATTACATCGATGTTCCTGCCGAAAGGTATGACGTCCTCGGTGAAATGCAAACCCAAATTGATGAACTTAAGGTCAAACTTGATGAATCAGTTGCGGAAAAGATTGGTCTTGTTGAGGAAAAGCAAGCTTTAGAAATGGCTCAGGTTGTTTCAGAGGCTACAGCTGACCTAACAATGACGGATGCAGAAAAACTTAACAAACTTTTAGAGAACGTTGAGTTTGGAAGCATGGAATTGTTTGCGGAAAAAGTTGCAGTTATTAAGGAAAACTACTTTCCTAAAGCAGTAACTTCGGACGACGACAAGATGAGCGATACAGTAGAAACTGGTTCGTTAATTGATGCAGATAGCCCAATGAGTATTTACTCACAAGCTATTAGCAAGGCAGTTAAAAAATAACTTTTTATAAATAATATTACTTAAAAACTTAAGGAGTAAAAACAATGTATCTTTCAGAAGAACTACAACAAAAATGGGGCCCAGTTCTGGACCATCCAGACCTAGGCGACATCAAAGATGCACACAGACGAGCAGTAACAACAGTTGTTCTTGAGAACCAAGAAAAGGCTTTGAGAGAAGAGAAAACAGCAATGTTTTCAGAAGCAACTCACGCTAATGCTACAGGTGCAAGCATCGATAACTATGACCCAATTCTTATCTCATTGGTAAGAAGGGCTCTTCCTAACCTAATGGCATATGACGTTTGTGGTGTTCAGCCAATGACTGGACCAACAGGCTTGATTTTTGCTATGAAATCACATTACACTTCACAAACAGGCACAGAAGCTTTGTTTAACGAAGCAGACACTGATTTCGCAGGAACAGGAACACACGCTGGATCAAACCCAGTTGACGGTTCATACACAACAGGAACAGGTGTAGACACATCAACAGGTGAAGGATTTGGTGACAGCACAACATTAAACCAAATGGCTTTCAGTATTGAAAAGACTACTGTTACAGCTAAGACAAGAGCTCTTAAAGCTGAATACACAGTAGAACTTGCTCAAGACCTTAAAGCGGTTCATGGTTTAGACGCTGAGTCAGAATTGTCAAATATCTTATCTCAAGAAATCTTAGCAGAAATCAACAGAGAAGTTATTAGAACAATTTACAAAGTGGCTAAAACAGGTTCTGCTTCAACTGCAACACCAGGAACATTCGACTTAGACGTTGATTCAAATGGTAGATGGTCAGTTGAAAGATTTAAAGGTCTTTTATTCAACATAGAAAGAGACGCTAACGTTATTGCACAAGACACACGTAGAGGCAAAGGTAACTTTATCATTTGTTCTTCAGACGTAGCTTCTGCTTTAGCAATGGCTGGTGTATTAGATTACGCTCCAGCTTTAAGCACAGACTTAAATGTTGATGACACAGGCAATACTTTTGCTGGAACACTTAACGGTAGATATAAAGTATATATTGACCCATATTCTGCTAACACAGGGGCTGCTAGCCAGTTCTACGTAGTTGGATATAAAGGATCAAGTGCTTATGACGCAGGTCTTTTCTACTGTCCATACGTTCCACTACAAATGGTAAGGGCTATTGACCCAAGCACATTCCAACCTAAAATTGGTTTCAAAACTAGGTATGGCATGATTGCTAACCCATTCGTAACACAGTCAGACGGAACAACAGATGCTGACACATTTACAGCTGACAGAAACCAATACTACAGAAGTGTTAAAGTTTCTAACTTGATG